ACGTTACCAAAATATTATGGTCGCAATCGATGGTTCTAAAGAAGCGGACTTGGCTTTTGTCAAGGGAGTTCATTCTGCTCTACGAAACAACGCTAAACTGACCATCGCCCATGTCATTGACACCCGGGCTTTGCAAAGTGTCTCAACCTTTGATGCAGATGTCTACGAGGACTTACAAGAAGATGCCAAAAAGCTGACAGCTGAGTTGAAAGAAAAAATCCTACAAGAATTTGGTCGTATCTTAGAAGTGGATCCAAGTACACTTTCCTTTGATGGGGAAAAAGTGTGGACTGAAGATGGTTCTAAAATGGTCGGTGCCGAAGTAGAGTTAATCATCAACGGTGTCAAATCCACTAAGATATTAACTGCTGAACAATCAAAAAGTGATAGGGAAAAAATACACACTTACAAAGTCGATAATAGAGAATACCGTACAGGTGGTAAAATTGAATGGCGTGTTCGTACAACTGGTGTTACTAAAGAATTTAGTGACTGGTCAATCCAACGAGTAATTAATATTTACACACCGCCTACTGTAGAAATCCGACTTGGCGAGGGTAACAAACCGAACTTATTCCGTGGGGCCGATATGTTTACTGGTGACTGGATCAATCTTACAGATTACCAAGTAATTTCTGACAGATATAAAGGTCACGCAGTAGCTAGAACTAAAGCTATGAATAAGGGTCTTACCCAAAAGATTGCCGTCAAGGCTGGTAAAACATATTTATTCAGCGTGTATGTGAAGAGCGATAAGCCTACTGAAACGGCTGTCGTGCTCAACTTTAATATCGACGATACCGCTGAGAACCAAATAACAGATATTAGCATGATGCCGGTTACTGTATATGAAGAATGGACTCTAGTTAGTTATAATATAACAGCTAGCAAGAATGGCTATGTCACACCTAGATTATCTAAGTATGATAATAATCTCGGTCCAGACGATGCATATTTGTTCGTTAGTGGTATGGACTTCCGTGAGCAAGCTGAAGGTGGTCAAGGTGGAGACGGAACAATCCGCAATTACCCAATTCCATTCAGCATCACAGCTAGACCAGCTACACAAAGAGCCGTAACTACTCATATTAGCGTTATTGCTAAAGATAGTTACGAAGTCGTATCTAGTACTGGTGAACGTAAGACTGTTAGTGCGGACTCAGAGGTATATTCTAGAGTTCACGTAATGACAGACAACGAGTTATATCAGGAATTAACTCCTAAAGATATTACTCTAGTGAACGGCCAATCATATTATCTAAAAGTCTCAGTATCGATGGATAGTGGATTAGTAGCTCAATCACAACAACTATTAAACGTACGATGGTCAGGTACCGATTATTTACCAGATGGTTTCGTGGAATACGACCGCAAAAATATGAGTGCTCGTATTAGACCTTACTGTTTCGACTTAGAAGGAAATATGCCACGTAACGTAACCTTAACTGTGTTACGTATCAACGCCAATGGTAGCTTAACCTTAATCGGTTCTGGTATCGACAACGACGGTAGTGCAGCAATTGTAGACCCACACCCTACTCTAGATTATGCTAGATATCGTGTAGTCTCTACAGATATTGTGACAGGTTTGAACGAATATTCAGACTTAGCGCCGCTACCTATCCACGACCCAGCGATTGTTATTCAATGGGACGAACCGTGGAAACCATATTCTAAGGACAACCAGTACAGACCTGAGAGTCAAATTCATGGTTCAATGGTAAGACTTCCTTATAACGTAGACGTTAGTGAGAAGTTCAATGTAGATACTGTCCTTACGGAATATATCGGTCGTAAAAACCCTGTGAGTTATTATGGTACTCAGAAGGGTGTGTCTGCTACATGGAATACTGATATTCCTAAAGAAGACAAAGACCTTATTTATCAACTAAGACGACTTGCTGAATACTCTGGCGATGTGTACGTCCGCGAACCAAACGGCAGTGGATATTACGCAAGCATCAGCTTGTCTTTTAGTATCAAACACAGAGTACTAGTAGTACCTATATCAATCGAAGTTAAGAAAGTGGAGAGTGGTGAAATATGATAGATTGGACTAAGAGTATGACGCAGACTTTCGAATTTTACAAAGTCGACGTTCACACTTGGGAAGACATCGAGCCTTTGGACGCAGTTAAATCTTGTCGAATCACTCGCGACGAGACTAACGAAACCTTAGAGCACGCCACTTTCGACTGTACGACTCAGCTTGACGAACAGTACATCAGAGTATATCTCATAGCAATTCAAAATGGAGTAAAAGAGAAACTACCTCTAGGGACCTTTTTAGTGCAAACCCCATCTGTCGGATTTGACGGAAAGCAATTTTCTATCTCACTTGATGCATATTCACCCTTGCTTGAACTCAAAGACGACTATCCCACATTGGGGTATACACTCCCTAAAGAAACTAACATTACGGATATTTCCTACCGTATTTGTAGAGAACACTCTAGAGCAATTTCAGTCTATACTCCAAGCGATAAGAAGTTATTTACTGACTTCGTGGCTAACACCAAGGATAATTGGCTAACATTTATTAAGGATTTATTACCTAAAGCAGGTTATCGCATAGCTCTAGACGAGCGTGGACGCATCTTATTTAGTCCTATTACTGACGTGTCGTCCTTACAGCCTGTCTGGACATTCGATGACGGCAACAGTTCAATCCTTAATCCAAATATCCGAGACGAACGAGATTTATATGGTGTACCTAACGTGTTGGAAGTTATATATTCTTCTGACGGGTCTACTATCGTATCGCGAATTGAGAATACAGACCCTGCTAGTCCAGTGTCTATTCATAATCGTGGTCGCAGAGTCATGAAACGTGACACTAGTCCGGATATCGTTGGGCGTCCCTCTCAAGAATATCTGGACGAATACGCTGTGAAAAAATTAAGAGACTTATCTAGTCTCGAGCACAAAGTTACTTTCTCTCATGGGTTCTGTCCTGTGAGAGTTGGCGACTGTGTGATGCTGGATTACAGACGTTTCGGTCTTAACCAAGTTAAAGCTAAGATTATTTCCCAGAACATTAAATGTGGGACTGGCTGTACGATTGAGACGACTGTAGTCTATACTACTAATTTATGGAGGTGATATTAATGGCCGAGTTATCAAGACATTTGATGAAAGAGTTTGCTACTCTAACCGCTGGCGATAAAAAGCCTGAAGTATCTAATACCGTTCGAGGTACCGTTGTCGTAGACGGTGAAAATAAATACGTAGCGATTGACGGCTCGTCTGTTAATACGCCTATATCTGAAATTATCGACGCTCGACAAGGTGACCGCGTGTTAGTCACTATTGAAAACCACGTGGCTACCGTTGTTGGGAATATTTCCAAACCGCCTTCAGCATATAAGGAGCAAGAGGCTATTACTCGTATCACTGATACTAGTAGAGAGTTATCTTCTCAAATCACTGAAGTGCGAACTAACACTGAGACTAAGGTCGAGGAGTTAAAAACAAAGGTAGATAGTATCGGTAACGTATCTGACTTATCCGCAGTAGATAGTCGTATTACCGCAGCCGAGAATAAGGCTACTGAGGCAGCTACTAAAGCAGATGCTGCTAAAACGGAACTGGCGAAACAAAAAGAACTCCAAGCTGCACAAGCTAAAGCTCTGGAAGACCAGATGCTTATTACTAAACAAGAGTTAGAGGCTAATGCGGCACTAGCTACTGCAAAGGAATTTGATGAGAAATTTAAAGCATTGATGGAAGCTAACGATAAGGACCGTAAACAAGCTGAGCGAGACCTCATTACTATGGCTGCTCGTATGGAGCTTATTCAAGCTAACTTAGAAAATATGACAGCTGTATGGAACGCTATCGACACTGCTATGAAATTCTCAAATGAAGGATTAGCTATTGGGGAACGTTCTGGGGACAGTTATATTTTGGTCAAACCAAACCGTATAAGCATGTTCTCAGCAGGTTCGGAGGTAATGTATATTGCTAACGGGGTTATCCACATTGATAACGGGGTGTTTACTTTGAGTCTACAAATCGGTTACTATGTGGAGTCTCAGTACGAACACAACCCTAAATATAATGTAGTCCGTTATGTTGGACCGAAATAGGAGGATGATATTATGGTACAAGTGGTTGGATATACTAGTCCTAATTATGTAAAACTTGTATTAGACGTAGTAGAAGAGTCCTATGATATTCTGTCTAACACGAGTCTACTTAGATGGACTTTAAAATTAATGAATGCATCCGCATGGGCATTTAACTATGATGCTGACGCTAAGGCTGAGGTAGAGATTGATGGCGAAACAGTCCATAGTGGATATCATGCGTTCGACACTAGAAATGGGGCTGTGTTACTCGCCAGTGGGACAAAGACTGTCACTCACGATGATAACGGCTCTAAGACTATAGTAGTATGGGCACGTATGCTGGATATTTCGACGCTTGGAGATATCGGATGGAAAAAAGACGAGCTCAAACTTACAGATATTCCACGTTCAAGTAGAATTAAATCAGTCGAAGGAAACACTTTAGGCTCTACAGTAACCGTGAACCTTGAGAGATATTCGAACTCATATACTCATCAAGTATGGTGGAAAGCCTTTGGTGGAGACTGG